TTAAAGAAAGACAAGGACGTCACTGAGTTCCCATGCAATCAATGGGTTGCAGTCTGATTGGTGTAGGTGAGGTTCGATTCCTCACCCAGACATAGGGATATTTAATCCCTTAATTGTTCACTTTATTTATTATGTTCAACATGTACATAACAGTTCCTACTCGCACATCTGCTGCTATTGATTCACTTGAAGTAGATCTACTAGCACGCAAGGCCAAGGTCACATTCGTGAATGGTTACGAGTATGAGTATACAAATGTAAGTGCAAGAGCTATCGCTAATGTATTATTTAACCCTGATATTTCCCTTGGATTCTGGGTAAATAATAACTGCATTAATGCTGAGCGTAGCAATGTAGTTGAGCCACAATTACCTGCATTTATATAAACAAATAAGGACGCAAGTCCTTTACTGGTCCATTCGTCTAATGGTTAAGACCGTTGCCTCTCAATGAGAGAGGTTACATGTTAACAATGAATGACGACTTCCAAGACATGGCCGAGACTGCTGAGAATTATTATCAGCAGTGTGCGGATACATGGAGAGATAGAAGTGATGCATTAGGTGATGAACTTGACGGAGTATTCGAATGATATTCCTACTTGCACCCATGCCAATTGTTATTACTTACCTCTTCATCTTCCACTTCGACTCATGAATTACAAGGACGCACTAACTCATCCTATTAATGAAAGACTTACTAAGGCTAAGTTAATAGAGATAAGTAAATCATTACAAGATCATTGTCTTGTTGATGAGTTAACTGTAATACCAATGCATAAGTATTACATAGACATACGTACGCGCTGGCAAACGCACCTCAATGAGACACGTTTGTTATTCAAGGACGTAGTTAACTTAGGACGTAACACACGTAAGGTGTTAGTTACTGCGATGAATAACATGGACTAAGTAACACTTAATCTCCACACTCATCACGCCTATTTATTAATTTGATTCTTTCCTCTTGCCATCTATATACACTTAGGTATAGTTGGCTTGATGAAGGACTCATTCCTTCATTGTTTATCTGATTAATTATGGCTTTAACATTCGAATCAACACATGAATACTTCGTCAAGGACGCATGTGTTTGGTATAGCGAAGAGATGAATGCATTAGTAACTGTTGATGGTGATCGTCAAGATCGTGTAGTTGTCTGTGGTATTAACAAAGATTCCTTATTAAAGATGGCTAAAGAGATAGTACAGAAATCATTTGAGAAAGAAGTAATGCCAGAGAAGGAAACTACATCTACTAAATAGATTCTCTCCTCCAGCCTTACGAGGTTGGATGAGGGATTCACATATCCCTTAGTACACCTATCTTTTATGGAGGTCAATTGAATTTAAGTAGTCAAGAACTAATACATCTAATAGGTCGATTTAATCACATCAATCTGCGTCCAAGTTCTTGCACTATGAATAGCAAGGACGTCTACAAACTCAAGGAGAAACTACTTGATGAATACTATATTAAAGTTCAAGGACGCGGATACTAAACGTAAACAAAAAAGCAGGAGGAATCCTCAAAAGATATGGCAAGCTAAGGCCAGAACGAAACAGCTAGTACGCAAACTTACTCAGACTAAATAACATTTATGGTTCAAAATCATCGGCGGCTGAGTGATATTCCACTCAGAAGATTTGTCGTGCTAACTGATAAGAATGAGTACATCGTTCTTGGTGCCGACAACATCGAAGCAGGCTACCGAGCTATTAGTTTAGCGGGGTTAGTAGATGAAGAACTCAAGGATGTCATTCCTTGTAGTGAAGAAGATATACGTCAGGAATGGAATGGAGCTGACTATGACCAATCAAAGGACATGCATTAAATATGGCTAAACAAAAGAGACGTTATTTTCCAAATAAGTACAAGTTAGTTAGTAATACTGACTCATCCTTATTCCCACAGATTCCATATGAATCATTCTATGAGGATCTTATCTATCATTGGACGTTACCTTTATCGCATGATTGCGTAATCAGATCGACATGTTTAAAAACAGGCAAGGTCAAGGAACGTTCATATAAATATCGGGGTGCTGCTTACAAATTCATAGAGAAAAACTATAAGACGCATGAATTTGTAGTAGCTGATCACGATTCTGTACACAAACTTTCACCCAATCCACAGAGGTATAATGACAAACAGAACACAACAGATTAGATTTGCTGAACTAATCAAGGACATCAAGAAGCATCCACATAAGGAGGAATTGCTGACATTGATGAATGAGCAAGTATCAGACGATACATATAAGCTAAAAAATGGATAACTATACACACTAGGCTGGATAGTAATGATACATATAAGCTAAAAAATGGATAACTATACACACTAGATCGGATAGTAATTGTTATGGTTGGTACTTAACTTTGACTTCACCAATCTGGACCAATGAAACGTATCAATGTAAACATGCAAGATTCTTGTCACCAAGTATTAAGCGTATTCGCTGCTTATCAACAAAAGAGTCTTAACGACGTTGTGTTAGAAGCGTTATCAACACATATACGTAATCATCCTAGTTATGAAATAATCGCAAAAGATTTACTACAAAAGACAGACGAATTAGGAGGTCCACTTAAAACTAAATGCTGAAAACTATTAAACATTAATGCAACTATTTTCAATCGGTAATCTATACATTGGTAAAGATACTGAATCATTTACTGATATATCTATCCACTTAGGAAGATTACGTGTAGAATATTCATGTCCAAACTTTAATAAGGACGATGGATCCCAACCTTCGAAGGTCAGTAACAGATGAACAGATTGAACGCCTATTAAAGGTGATTAATCTCATTCGTCTTTATGACCGAGAAGTACCTGCTCAAGTATTAGCTACCTTGTTTTATATCGGATCACATAATGACTGTCATAAGACTGCATTAGAGGAAGACTTAAACTTCACTACTGCAAGTAGCTCACGTAATACAGACAAGCTAAGTCATTTCCATCGTTTAAATAAAGCTGGATATGGACTTATATATAAGGAGGTAGAAGAGGCGGCACCACGAAGGCAACGTCTCAAACTCTCAAAAAAAGGAGAGGATCTTATGAAACAAATTAAACAAATTCTCTATGAGTAAAGCACTCACATGGGGTAAATGTTTAGAGTTCACTATGAAAAATCGTGATAGCTGGAAGTATGGAAACGGACGGAAATCCGCTTTGTTATACGCTGGCATGTTCACTGAGTTTCAAGGACTCTCATTCCCTATTAAGAACATCGATTATCCATTGATGGTTACATTAACTAATCGTCTAAAGGATAAAGGCTTACAACATGCCTCAATCAATCGGTTTATATCTGCTGTCTCTGTCGTTCTTAAATTCACTAAGGAGATGAGATTGCATACTATTCCACTTGATTGGCTACCATTTCCAAGATGGAAAGAAGAGCAGTCAAATCGTACTTACTTCACGAAGGAGCAAGTACATGACATGATCGACTTTGCAAGGACTCAATGGAAACGTGATGACTTAGCAGACATTATTCAGTTTGCAGTTCTCACGGGTATGAGGCAATCGGAAATCTTAAACCTTCCTGCACGTTGGGTTAATTTTGACCTAAACATTCTCACACTTGAGAAATGTAAGTGGGGTAAGGCAAGGACAATACCAATCCATCCTTTATTAATACCAATACTCAAATCAAGGGTTGAGTTTGCTAAACCAAACGTAAAGATCTTTGGTGATGAGTGGTCAGGTGATGATCAATTAAGACGTGCATTTTATAAATGTATTCATTACATAGGTCTTCACGAGAACAATGGTTATTGTTTCCATTCACTTCGTTATTGTTTTGGTACGTGGCATATGGCATCAGGTACACCACCAATTGATGTTCAAAATATGCTCGGACATAGTTCACTGTCCACAACATTAGGCTATGCCAAATCAACAAGTGAAAGTCAACAAAAACATACGATGAAATTGGAGTTCTAATCTCCACACTCATCATTCTGCCGCGTCTATGATCGGCGCAAATCTATTCATTTTCGGATTTTAAGTGCAATGTTTATAACTGGTGCTAATCTACAGCGGGTCCAAATCCCAGTGGGAGTGTGGCGGAATTGGTAGACGCACCAGACTTAAAAACTACATAGTCTTTTAATCCACTGATGTATAGACAGTAGTACCTCAAGGTCAAAAGCCTTGGGGTATCTTTATTTATAGCAATATCCACTTACGTATAGATTAAATAACCCAATCTACCGCGCTTTTTTTATGCCTACACCAGCTCAAATTGATGAGCAAATTAACCATGAACGTGATGCAATTGCTCAAGGATTAAAAAGACTTAGAGAGAATACTAAGAACTTAGAGAGTAAAGAATATGCGTCAGCTTCTATCTATGGAATAACAACAATTGATGCATTATTACCATTAGTTGTTAATAGAATTAAGGAGACAAATAACCGTATTCATGAACGACATAATGGTAAAGCTTTTAAAGAAATACATAAATATTTAGCTGATATTGAACCGTTAGCTGCAGCTGCAATTGCTAGTAAAATTACTATTGATAAAGTATTTTCCATAAAGGAAGGTAGTAACCAGTTAACAAGAATATCTGAAGCAATCGGTAAAGGTGTAGAAAATGAGTGCCAAATGAGGCACTACGAGAGACATGCTCCAGGTTTGTTAGAGACTCTCAAGAAAAACTATTGGCATAAATCCATAGGTACTGATCAGAAGATTGTTGTGATTCAAACACTTATGAATCGCTATGAAGTACAGAAATGGAATACATGGGGTAATGGGAATCGTGTCAGATTAGGAGGTTGGCTACTTGATTGTTTAATGCAAGAAAGTCAATGGTTTGCTGTTGATACTGAAAGGAAAGGAAGAAAAACAACAAACATTGTAGTACCTACACCTGAGTTCATGGCTATCAAGGATCAGGTCATGTATAACGCTGAATTGTTCAGCCCATTAGCTTGGCCGATGCTTATCGAGCCAAACGACTGGACACCTGAAAAGCCAGGTGGCTACTTGCTTAATGAAATAATGCGTGGTCACGATATGGTTCGTAGGAGCAAGTCGCCCCCTATACAGGGAGAAAAGCCTTATGCCTTTTTGAACAAGATTCAAAAGGTTGCTTATACCCTGAACCCGTTCATTGTTGAGGTATCAGAAATACTTCAAGAAAAAGGAAGATGTGTTGGTAAATTCTTACCAATATGTCATCACGATCTACCACCTAAGCCTGTTGATATAGCTGAGAATGAAGTAGCTAGAAAGAAATACAGGAGAGAGGCAGCTGAAGTATTAAACAAACAAGCTCAAGAATTTAAAAAATCTTGCCGTACTCGTATGGTGATGGAGACAGTGGAACGCTTTAAGAATAAAGAAAAGTTCTATATCCCATGGTCATTTGATTACCGAGGTCGGATCTACCCGATACCTGCATTTTTAACAGTTCAATCAACTGACTGGGAAAAGAGTCTGATTAGATTTGCTGATGAATCCTTCATGGATGATGAGGCAGAGCGATGGTTGAGATTCCAAGTTGCTACAACTTATGGATTAGATAAGGAAACTCTTGATGATCGACTCAGCTGGACATATTCAAATGAAGATTTAATAGAGAGAATTGCTACTGAACCAATAGATAATATTTCTGATTGGGAAGAGGTTGAAGAACCATGGCAATTCTTAGCTGCATGTGATGAGTTTTATCACTGTGTTATTAAAAGAGATCGGATAAGCACTGGACTACCAGTAGCTATAGACGCTACATGTAGTGGTCTACAGATACTCGCAGGGTTGGCTAAAGATAAATCAACAGCCAAACTTGTTAACGTATTACCAAGTGATAAGCCACAAGATGCTTATAAAGTAATAGCTGAAACATCTAAACCAAATATACCTGAGAAGATACGTCCTTACTGGGATCGTAAATGTACTAAACGTACAGTAATGACCATACCTTATAATGCTAAACCATTTAGTAATAGGTCATACATTAAAGAAGCTTTAAAGGATAAAGAGGTAGAGATAGAGAAAGAAGACTTAACTCAAACAGTTAAAGCTGTTAGAGATGCAATGAATGTCATAGTCCCTGGACCAATTAGGGTTATGAAATGGATAGAGGATGAAGTTAGTAATGCTATTAAACGTGGAGCTAAAGAACTTGAATGGATAACTCCATCAGGTTTTGTTGTCTCTCAACAAATCTTTAAAAAAGAAGTTGAACGCATAACCTTACAAGTCTTAGGTCAATGCAAGATGAAAGTTGCTACTGGAGACAGTGACACGGTTGATAAGGCTAGACACAAAGCTGCTACAGCTCCCAACCTAATTCACTCTCTAGATGCAAGTCTCTTATGTCTAGCTGCTTTAGACTTTAATCATCCAATAGCTCTTATACACGATAGTGTCTTATGTAGAGCTACAGATATGACAGAACTATCCAGAATTGTCAGAGAAAAATACATGTACCTGTTCGCAGAACATGATTACCTAACAGATTTCGCTAACCAGATAGGTGCGGAAACTAAACCACCGATTATTGATGATTTGAAACCTGAGTCAGTAATTGAATCCACTTACTTTTTTTGTTAATGAGAAACATCCACGTCACACCTGATCCCGTAGTATTAGAGGGTTATCAGGCTGTAATGAAGCCAAGTCAGTACGGCTATAGCTTAAGAGCTATAGTTGGTCAAGACATGATTGATAAATTAGAAGATGAAAGAGTTGATTGTCTTAAGTGGGCTGAATCTAAACTTAAGAACCCTAAGAGATCATCACTTAAACCAGAGCCTTGGGAGGAGGTATCAGATGGAAAATACATCATTAAATTCTCATGGGCTGAAGATAAAAAGCCATTAGTGGTCGATACAGAAGGTACTCCTATTACTGACCCTAATACTCCTGTCTATTCAGGATCTACTGTCAAACTAGGCTTCATTCAAAAGCCTTACCTACTAAGAGATGGTATATCATATGGAACGTCTCTGAAGCTCTCTGGAGTACAAATCGTGACTGTTCAGGGAGGAGCTGGAGTAGATACAGGAGACTTAGATCAAGCTAGTGTTGCTGAGTTATTTGGTAAGACCAATGGCTTTAAAGCTGGTGAACCAAATGTTGAGGCAGCTGGTACACCTAGCTCAGTAGAAGATGACTTCTAATGTTCAGGTCAGAGCTTGAAGAGAAGGTCTCAGATTTACTGTGTGAATTAGGTATTGATTATGAATATGAACCAACTAAGGTTCCATATCAAATACAACACAATTATTCCCCTGACTTCCTGTTACCCAATGGTGTCTATTTAGAAACCAAAGGGTATTGGGATGCAGCTGATAGAAGGAAGATGAAGGCTGTTAAAGAACAGAATCCAGACTTAGATATAAGGATGGTCTTCCAATCTCCTTACAACAAGATCTCAAAGAAATCTAAAACTACTTACGCTAAGTGGTGCGAGAAGCACGATATACCTTGGACTGCTTGGCACAATATACCACTAGAATGGCTCATATAGAGAGCGAATTTGTAAGACATACAGCGTGTCCTAATTGTGGTTCATCCGATGCCAATGCTGAGTATTCGGATGGACACACACATTGTTTTGTATGTCACACCCGTACTCCTGGGAATGGAGAAATTAACCACACTCATCAAATGTCTACCAATGTACAACTCAAAGGATCAGCCGTACCACTGCAACGTAGAAGAATCAGTGAACAGACAAACCAGAAATATAAGATCTTCCGAGACGGAGAACTTCTACGCTTCTATTATTTCACGAGCGACGGAATACTTCAGGGAGCAAAAGTAAAGACCAAACAAAAGGACTTCTATTATGAAGGGATATCTACCGATACTCTTTTTGGTCAGCATTTATTTCCTAGTAGCGGTAAACGGATCATTGTTTATGAAGGTGAATTAGACGCTGCCTCTGGATATGAGGCAATGACTGGTTGGCCACATGTATCACTCCCTCATGGAGCTGCATCAGCCAAAAAAGATATACAAAAACAATACGATTTATTCCAAGGATATGCGGAAATTGTTCTCTTCTTTGATGGAGATGAGGCTGGAAGAAAAGCAGCGGAGGATGCTGCATCAGTACTACCACCAGGGAAGGTTAAAATTGCAAGGCTCGAATCCTATAAAGACGCTTCAGAAGCTTTGCAAGCGAATGACGCAGAAGCAATAAGGAAAGCGATATGGGATGCCAAACCATATCAACCTGACGGAATCATAGATGCCAAAACTCTATTGAATGAAGTCACCACCCCACAGAAAGAATCAGACCATGACTACCCATACGAAGGACTTAACAAGAAATTACGAGGGATACGGTATGGATCACTTGTCACATTTACTAGCGGCACTGGTCAAGGAAAATCAAGTATCACTCGTGAAATTGCAACTCACCTCCTCAACAAAGGGGAACGGGTTGGGTTCTTGGACCTTGAAGCAAGTAATCGACAAACAGCTTTAGGTCTTATGTCTACTGCTGTAGGCAAAGCATTACATATTGGAGAACATAGTGAAGACGAACTTAAAAAGCATTTTCATAATTCCATTGCTAATTGGAATCTCTACATGTTTGATGGCTTTGGTTCTTTTGATCCGGACGTGGTTTACAATAGGATCGAATACCTTGCCAGTGGATTGGAGTGTCGTGTTGTATTCTTAGATCATTTATCAATATTACTTAGTGGGTTAGATGGCGATGAACGTCGCATGATTGACCAAACAATGACTAGGTTAAGGAGTTTAGTTGAACGAACAGGTATAACTCTATTTCTAGTTAGTCACTTAAGAAGATCTAGTAATGATAGAAAATCACATGAAGAAGGAGGTCGCGTATCCTTGTCGCAACTTAGAGGATCTCATAGTATTTCTCAAATATCAGATGCGGTCATTGGACTTGAACGGGACCAACAATCCACAGAGGGAAGAAGCGATACAACTCTTAGAGTCCTTAAAAACCGTTATTCAGGCGAGACAGGTATAGCTTGCACACTTTCATATGACTTATCCAACTGCAGATTTAGTGAGAATGAGACTACGGAACCATCCTTTCTACGCGGGACCAGCGAAACCACGGATTTTTGAAAACAGCGAGTATGAACATCCATGGTACAAACACGCTGAGGAACCAGAACAATTAAAGAAACCAGAGCCACCTAGCGAGGAGGCAAAAAAGAAAGCCAAATTTATAGACAAGACATTTAAGTGGATGAAGAAATGACTCTTGTATTTGACCTTGAAACCAATGGTCTTCTACATGATTTAACACGTATTCATTGCTTAGCGATATATGACTCTACTACTGACAAAGTAGAAACTTACAACGATGAAAAGAATAACAGATACTCCATTTCTGAGGGAATTGGTAAGTTACTTGTTGCTGACACGCTTGTTGGTCATAACATTATTGGTTTTGACCTCGCGGCTCTTAGCAACTTATATAACTATTTCACTCCCACTGCTCGTATTGTTGACACTCTTCTTCTATCACGTTTATACCACCCAAATATCTATGACATAGACCATAAGCATAAGTGGAGACATATGCCACTACAGCTTTATGGAAGACATTCACTTGAATCATATGGCTACAGATTAGGAGAGTATAAAGGTGAGTTTGGAAAGACGAGTGACTGGAGCGAGTGGAGTCAAGAGATGGAAGATTACTGCGCTCAAGACGTTGTAGTAACAAAGAAATTATGCGACCACTTCCACCGTTACCTGATTGGCTCCAACTAGAGCATGAGGTAGCTCACATACTTACACAACAAGAATTACATGGATGGTATTTTGATGAAAGAGCTGCATGGGAACTTGAGTCGTCTCTCCGAAAAGAGTTGGAAGACCTTACTCAAATACTTCGAAACAGGCATCCTTTCGTTGCCGGATCAGTATTTAATCCTAAACGAAATAATCGGACCCAAGGCTATGTTGCTGGCGCTGAAAGCATCAGGCTCAAAGAATTAAACCCTACATCAAGAGATCATATTGCATGGATATTGACGTCTCATTATGGATGGACACCCTCATCAATAAGCTCGAACGGCAAGCCCGTCGTAGACGAAATCATTCTGAAGGACATTGGGACGGATATTGCGCTGGATTTTCTTCGATGCCTGGAACTGAAGAAGGCTTTAGGGATGATATCCGTAGGCGTGAACGCATGGCTGAAGCTATGTACGACGTCTAGTCGAATACACCACCACTGTTCAGTAGCAACAAACACATTTAGATGTGCTCATAGAAAACCAAACCTAGCTCAAGTACCAGCAGATGAAAAATTTAGAAAACTATTTACCGCCACGCCTGGAATGGTTATGTGCGGGGCTGACCTTAGTGGTATTGAGCTCAGGATGCTCGCTCACTATCTCGCCAGATACGATTCTGGACGCTATGCCGAAATCCTCCTCAATGGAGACATACACCAAGTCAATGCAGACAAGATCGGAATTAGTAGACGAGCTGTTAAGGGAGTAACTTATTGCTTTCTTTATGGCGGATCAGCAAAACGTATAGGTCACACATATGACAAACAACTATCAGATAATCAGGCAGCAATTAAAGGAAAAGAAATTCGTGATGCCTTCATCAAAGCCATCCCTGGATTATCAGAGCTGTTATCGGCTGTTAAGAAGCGGTCTGCATCAGGCAAGATCTTGGCTATCGACGGACGAGAAATCTACGTAGACAGTCAACATAAAGCTCTTAATTATTTACTTCAGTGTTCAGCTGGAGTAATAGCTAAACGATGGCTACTAATAGCAGACGAGACAATTAAACAGGCTGGTCTACGTGCTCACCAGCTCGCATTTATACATGACGAAATTCAATACGAGTGCGCTCAGTCACACATAAAAGATATGAAATTCACCCTTGAACACTCAGCAATTAGAGCTGGCGAATACTATAACCTTAGAGTCCCAATCGCAGCAGAAGCAAAGTCAGGAAACAACTGGTCGGAAGTGCACTAGAAAATGTTGTTCTTGTGGAATAATAAAACCTTTATCTGAATTTTCTAAACATATTAGAAATCCTTTGGGATTAGATAATAGGTGTAAAAAGTGTGTAAGTTCACATGCACGTCAAAGACGTGAAGCAAAAAAAAATGCAACACCAAAACCAAATTATTGTCAGTTATGCGGAGGAAAATCAAATAAATTATTCTTAGATCACTGTCATAAATCTGGTGAATTTAGGGGTTGGTTATGTTGTTCTTGTAATACTGGAATTGGCATGTTTAAGGATGATATAAATCTACTTAATTTAGCCATTAAATACTTAACCACCACATGAAATTATTAATTGATGCAGACTTCACAGTATATAAATGTTGTGCAGCTGCAGAATCAGAAATCGACTTTGGAGATGACGTAATAGTTGTTACTTCTAAATTCTCAGAAGCATACGCTTGTGTGATGAGGGAGATTAAAAAGATACAACGTCACTTCGGATCATTCGATGACATTATCTTGTTCTTTAGTAGCCCTGATAATTTTCGGAAAAAAATTCAGGCGGATTACAAAGGACATCGAAATAGAAAAAAGCCATGTGCCTATAAACGTGTCATAAACAAACTCAAGACTGAGTTTGAAGTCATCACCATGCCTACACTTGAGGCAGACGATGCCATGGGTATCTACGCTACAAAATATCCAGGAAATATTATTGTCTCTCCTGATAAGGACATGAGACAAATACCTGGGATGTTATACAACTTTGAAGAGTCCACACTCATCAATCCTGAAGATGGTGCTAAGTGGCATCTAGTTCAGAGTGCAGCTGGAGATAATACTGATGGCTACGCTGGTATTCCAGGTGTAGGAATCAAGAGAGCTACACAGATGTTTGAAGAGAAGGGTTGGAGTTGGAAAACACTACTAGATGCTTTCAAAGAAAAAGGTTTATCAGAAGATGTTGCCTTAATGAATGCACGATTAGCAAAGATCTTAACTACTGATGATTATGACCACGAAAAAGGAGAACCCATACTCTGGAATCCCAAAGCCGATTACTGCATTAACAGTTGAGCAAGATTTAAAGCTACGACTTTTGACAGATGGGATAAACCATCCAGATACAGATATAGAAGACATTAAAACTGTCTTCTTAGCACTACAAAAACAAAACTTTGTATTAATAAACAGTCTAACTAACTTAATAGCTAAATGGCCGAAACCACCAATGACCATGGACCCGAATATTACAGGCGTGGATCCATCCAAGTCTGGGATTTTGTTCGTGATCAAGAACTCAACTTCCACTTAGGAAACGTAATCAAATACGTCTGTAGAGCTGGTCATAAGTATGACGACATAGACGACCTAGAAAAAGCCATCCACTACCTACAAAATGAAGTCGAATTTAGAACAAGCCAAAGAGTTCAGGAATGCGTTCGGAGTGAAGAACTCCCAAACATTGCCTTCCAGAAATTTGCAGAAGAATTTGATCGTTGAGGAATTTAAAGAATTCTTAGAAGCTGAAGGAATGTTATTTCGTCAGAGTCTAGATCTACATGAGGATGCTTTAAAGGAGTTAGCCGATCTTGTTTATGTCTGCTATCAATACGCAGCAAATATGGAGTGGGACTTAGATGAAGCTCTTCATCGAGTCCATAAAAGTAACATGTCAAAACTAGATGAGGATGGAAAGCCTACGTATAGGGAAGACGGAAAAGTATTAAAGAGCAAAAACTACAGACCACCTACATTAACTGATCTCGTCTAATGACAAGTTTAATATCTCGAACTGGAAGAGTTCAAAACTGGATTGATGATCCAGAATCACGTCTACCCGTATCATGTACTGTCTTCACAGTTGAAGACTCAATGGAGGGACCAAATGGAATCGAAGCAAGTTGGAGATTCGTCAGTCACGCTCTCAGATATGGAGCTGGCGTTGCTGTCCATTTATCTAAGCTCAGACCCAAAGGAAGTGAAAACGGAAAAGGTCTTAATGCTTCTGGACCAGTATCGTTTGGCAAAATCTATTCAACCTTAAATGACATACTAAGACGTGGTGGACAACGATTCAAAAAAGGCGCGTGCGTTCTTCATTTGGACTTGGATCACCCTGACATTGTTGACTTTATTACTACTCCTAGATCCGAACTCCCATGGGTTAAAAGGTGTGTCAACATTAATGATGAAAAATGGAAAAACGCTGATCAAAACACCAGAGATGCATTGATATATGGCATCAGATCAGGTGACATATGGCTAAACAAAACTAAGTACGATAAAAATGGAAAAAGAATCAGAGGCAATGTATGCCTTGAAGTTTACCTGCCATCACGAGGAACTTGCCTCCTCCAACACGTTAATCTCGGTGCCTGTACAATCGCCGACGTGTCAAAGGGTTTTGTTGAGGGTATGCGA